GTGTCAGGATTGCGGAACCCTAATGCTTTCTTCGAGAATAAAAACATCGAATCATCCTTTCCTTAAATTCCGTCGCGGTAGCTAAACGGTTCGAAATAATGAACTTTTACGACACCAACGTTGGCAGCATATAAGCTATCATAACTAGCAGTCCCAACAACCGGCTGAGTAATTACACGCTGCAACTGTACAGGCATATCCATATCCACAAAATAGTCGTCATGGACATAGGCCACCATGCGGTCAGTACCACCTACACCGGAACCTGCGCACCAACGACATTCGCCGATAAATAAGTCGACACCTTTATCCTTCGCGATATTATTGGACTTCAAGTATTCCAATAAGCTGATAGAGCCATTAGCGCCAGCGATGGAAAATGGAGTTTTCACGAGGTAGGCATACTGCTGAGGTGGAATCAAAATATGGTTCGGAATCGCACGGTTATCATAACCGGAGTTAGCCCAGGCATCTAAGATAGTGCGGTTGATATCTTCTAAGATTTCATCGATAGTCTTATTGGCCCAATCAGTCTTACCAGCCTTGCCAGTTGCCACAGAAACAGCTGCGACATTCTCCTGGTTTACCAAACCCTTGGTTCCGTATTTAGGTAAGCCTACATAAGTATTAGCATCCATATATTTATCAAAGTCTAAACGGACGCCATCGTCGTACATCTTTTCAATGCTGCGACCAGTTACGGTACCACGCTGCACGTCAATAAACTTTACAGACATAGCGATTTCATAAGGCAACACAGGCCATAAGTCCTTGGTCACGTCTGCCTGGATACGACGAATCGCATTCTGCACGCCACCAACGCTACCATCAGTGCCACCACCAACTGCAGCATAGTTAACGTTAAAGTTGGAAGTCGCTTCAATCCAGCCGCCGCCAGCATTGATAGTAATATCACGAGCATAAGTGGTGGAAGTCAACGGTTCACGCAATTTAGGGTCTTGCTTTTCGAGCTCGGACTCCAAAAACGCTAAGCCACTAGATACAGCAGCAGCGTCCATAGTTGGCACGGCGCCACCAGCCATAGATGGCAATGTAATTCTCTTCATATATTTATCCTCCTGTTCCTAGATACCAGCACGAATTAAAATGGTGAGTTCTGCAACATTGTTGCTGTCCTTACCGGTGGACCAACGCACGCCCGTGAGCTCTACAGTATTGGAGCCATCAGCTTCAGCAGCGAATCCATTCTTAGTCGCAATATACGCATACACTTTGCCACCAGGCTTAGGCGTGCCCTTCAAGCATTCAACTACCACAGAGCCACGTTCCAATACATCGCAAGCTTCTTCCGGACGGTACACGCCCATAGATTGGTTCGGCCATTCGGTCGCAGATTTAACACGACGCAATGCTACGCCCGCGAACTTATCTGCTGTATGACCATCACCAAATAATTGCACCGTGCCATCATCATTGAGGGCTACCGGTGCACCAAATACGATATTATCCGTATCTTTCTTTACAGCAAAAGTACGAGATACTTCATCCCCGTGACGACTAATCTGTCCTGGGTACCCATTGTTTAAAGTTGTTCCAATTACGCTTCCTGGCATGATTATTTACCTCCTTTATAATGCGGATTAAACTTGCGGCAGGCTTCCCCAAAATTGCCTTCCGCTTTGCTATCAGTAGTCTTGCGACTATTTAAAGCAGCATAGCCACCAGCAATAGCCGGTTTAGTTTTAGCTGTCTTTTTATCCATATACGGAGCCAACGCAGCACGCAATGCATCAGTCGCCTGTTTACGTTCTGCACCTTTCATCGCACAGATAACAGGTTTCATCTTGCGGAATAAGTTCAACGCGATAGCCTTATTCGCAGCCTGTTGTTCTTCCGATTCATCGTCACAGTCTTCGGTCATATCTTCAGGATCCACGGTAACAGATTCTTCGCCATCATCGTCCGTGGCTTCTTCAACACCTTCGGACAATTCATCTTCGAGCTGCTGCAAGTCGTCCGGTTCTTCATCCATTGCGAGTTGCGCTTCTTCAAGGCGACGCACTCGCTGCAACAATGGAGACAAGGCATCATTGATTGCAGCCTTAACTTCTTCATCCGTAGCTACTTCCTTTTCCGCCTCGGTTTCGCTGTCCGCCTGTTCTTCTTTACCAGCTATAGCTTCCGCAGCTTCCCTTAATTCTTCAGAGGTCGTATCCTCGTCGTTCACGAGGGCGTTAAACATACGATCCCAAATGCTTACATTTTTCTTTGCCATACGTTTCCTACCTTTCTTTACATTAACAACCTGACTATCTTTGATAGCCACACGTGCTCCAGCACGTCCATTAGCAACAACCGCCACATGATTGCAGATGATATTAGATTGCTCTAAGCCATCTTTAAAGGGCTTATATTCACAATAATACCCGGCACTGATTTCACGCTTGCCTGCTTCAATCTCCGCGATTAAAACCGCATCATAGATTACAAGGTCAGCAATAACCAAATCGGATTCATCGCCGGAACCACGACGCACATTTTGACAAGTGCCACGAGCATACGCAGTTGCATTGGTCGGTTCCAAAAATCGAGATGGATGCTCATCCGTAACTGGTTTGCCTTCAAAGCTCGCCAGCGTCGCCGGGGCAAATACCTCGGCATCATTACGGTACACATCAACAATCTCCTGGTCCGGTTTTTCAACCTCGCTCCCCAAATACTGCTGTACCCCCGTGCGCGCCAATGGCACGTTGTGACAAATTAAAAAGCCCTCCGGTGTCCGGGTCATATTGGCACTGAACCTGGACCCATAAAATGCCTTGGCCATTATCACATCACCTCCTTTCAGCGGCATTTTATATATGAAAAAACCGCCCTACGAATAGAGCGGTTAAATCAACTTAAGTAAATCGGCCTTCGTCACGCGTACGATACGACCATTCTGATGCATGCGATATGAATTTTCAGTAACTTGACTGCGACTCACCAGGGGCTCGGCATAACATCGGCAGTTGAAGGTTTCACCTGGATGATAATCACCATAAGGCTTAACCTTATTCTCCCTGAATAGTCGCTCCGGGTTCGGTGGATCGTGCCAGCTACACAACACCCCGTCCATGCTACTATGGCTATGACGAGTACGCGCATCATGAGAACTGCGCCAAAAGTAATATTCAGCACCGACCAAGTCACAATCACTACGCAGCAGCGCGGTTTGAGTTTTCGCTGCTTCCGTTCGAGCAATCAACTTAGCCCTTGCCTTGCTCCGCTTCGGGAATAACTTGTGCAAGTCCTTCTCGATGTCTTCCGGGCGCCTCCCTTTCAAAGTTTCCCGCATAATATAAGCAGTGACATCATCGGCCACACTAGCCGGCAACGATTTAATGAGCTGCGCATTCTCCTGAGCAATGCGTCGCACGGTCTCACCACGAGCCCCTGCAAGGTCATCCATGAGCAGGTCATATATCAGTCGACCGTTACTATCCAGGCGGGCAGCTTCTCTCCAGGACCGGCCAATGTCACCAAATAGGTTACTAACCATCATTCCAGCCGTGGCCTGTGCAAAATCTGCAAATGCCTGTGACTCAATATATTCGTTGATTTTTTCGAGCATATTATTCGACGACAGTGACGTTACGCAAATAAAAAAGCTGTCCTCCAGCAACCTGGTGACAGCCCTCTGATACGCCAGCTCCGTCCGACGCTTAATAGTCCACTTCGACATAGGCGCTCCTTTTATTTATCGGTAGCAGGTGGTTCTTTATTAAAAAGACCCTGCAATCCAGTTTCACCGACCGCAGTAACATCATCATCCGCAGCAGCGATATCATCATCGGTGATATTCGTCCACATGCTCGTTCGCTTGCTAGACTGCTGCAATTCTTGCAAGGCAGTCTTCTGCGATATAAGCCCAGCCGTGAATGCCTGAGTAACTGCCGCGGTCTGCTGACTTCCCAAATCCTGCTTTTCAGCTTCATTGGCTCGGCGAACTGGATTGAAATTGAAGTCCAAATCATTCGGAACCGAACCGAGCTCAGAGGTAAATATAATCGGCAGCAGCTTATCCAACACCGGGCGCAATCGCGTCTCCTGCTCCTTCTCGATTAAATCATAGTAGTTCTGCATATCGGACTCGCCCGTTGCATTCATGCCTGCAGGCGAACGACCAAATAATTTAGTCACCGGAATGCCACAGGCCCCGGAGACATCCATCATGAACCGGTCATATATTTCACCCAGGCCACCAAAGGCGAACTGGTGAGATTCATATGCATCGTTGCTACCAATAATCTGCAGCGCGTTATTATTCATGATGGCATTCATGCCCTCGATAGTTCGATATAATTCCTCGACAGTCTTCTCGCCACCAAGCCCGAATATCTGCTCCATGCCTTCCATTTTAAAGACGCGGATATTAGCCATGAACGTCAAGCACGCAATATTCCAAGATACGTTATCCCGCTTATTGAGCTCATCGAATACCTGCTCCAGCTCCGACATACCCCAGTAGTTCTCTGCCAGCATTTCCATGTATGGCAGCTTCGCCCCCAGAAATCTAACAACACGCGAATAATGAATGCGCATCGTATTTTCAACGCGCGACTCGGACAAGGTGATATCGTAGTATTTAGGCAGCCCAAACTCAGGACTATTTATATTAGTAATGAGTTCACTCTCCGGATTGACCCCGGTCCACCGATCCACGATTAAAAGTCCCTTGAATGAATCTGGCATTACCTCGTCCAAGTCCAGGGGCTCTTCCAACTTATCCTCCTGGCCATCGATAATAATAACCCCGATAGCGCCACCATACAGGCGACCCCAGTACAGGCCTTCCCTGATACGTTCAATCACCCCGGTTCTGCGCATGCAGCCTTCCACCCTATCGCGCTGGTCCGGAGTAATATCAGATACAATATCAAATCCATTCTTCAACATGTCGTCTGGAATCGCACTAATAATATTGCGCACCACCCAGTGCGAACGATACATGGCATTCAATTTATTGAAGTCCCAGCTCTGCCGGGTCAGCGGGTAAGATGTTGCATTAAGCAAGTTAGGCATGCCATAGCCGGTACGCGCAGCAACGTTCTGAAAAGCATCACTAACGGCTGCAACTTGCTTCACCGGCTTAGACACTTTATCGACCGCCCGCTTCCGTTTATTTTTCTTCACTTGGCAACCTCCATCTCTTAATCAAAGTATTCACTAAATATCTAATTGCGTCCATTGCGTGGTCAAATTGTTTCATCGGCTGCTCGACCCCGCGTTCCGCAGCCTTCTCATCCCAGAGGTACGACATGAACTCCTTAATCATATTCTTGCAAGCCCTGCGCACCCGCAACCGGCGCATGAAAAGAGCACTCGCAACCTTGCGAATGCCATTGAGCACATCATTATCTGCATCTTTTACACGATACCCATTCTGCCGCAGCAGCAGCTTAAACGATGCTGCAGAGGGGTAAATAATTACAAAGTCCGGATAGTCCTCACCGACGAATTCCTTAAAGTCCTTCAGATACTGCATGTCAGTCTTCTGCACACCTCGGTCACGACCACTATAATAATATTCCCGGTCAACCCATACGGTCTCGCCATCATCGTAGCAATCCAGGAATACCATCGGGTTAGACGTCCCATAGTCAATCGTGATATACCGACGAGCATTAGCGCGAACCTCCTGCGGGAGCTCATCATAGAGATTGGCGTCAGTAAACATGTCATAGATAATACCGTCGGCCATAACCCATAATCCCAGGATAAATCGCTTATACCAAAGCCCCGAATACATACGCTTGTAGCGTTCCTTCACCACCTCGGACAATGACAAGTTATCATCCATGGTGAAATGCAGATGCAGAATCCGCTTCTCGTCGCTCTTATCGATATA